CGAAAATTTTTCTAAGGCACCTAAAATATTGTATAAGAGTGGTGTTTCATAGTGATAAATATACAAAAGTGTCAGATTTTACCGAGGTTGTATCTCTTGATTGTGAATATTCCATGCATAATAGGGTATTTGAGTGTTGATATAGGGGAAGTTTATGTTGAAAAGAGGTTAGACATACACTATATTTAGTGGTAGAAATAGGAAACGCCTATAGATTTAGTGTTGTATGGAGGAGAAAATGCCTGTTGTCAAGAAATATAGTGATTTGAGTCCCAAAAAGAGGAAGTTTGTAGACCTTTACATAAAGTGTAACAACGTAGTAGATGCTGTTTTTGCTGCTGGGTTCAAGGAAGGGTGTGACAGAACGGATAAAAGGCAGAGGGAGTTGGCGTACAACTTGGGCAAGCAGATGCTTAGGGATCCGTTGGTGCATAATTATATGGTGATGAACAAACCGATGCCTGTGGCGGTTGAAGGAGTTGTGGACGAACCTCTTATTGTAGAAATGATGACTCTGATACTGACGGGGAAAGCTTCGAGGATGGGCATTTCAAAAGAGGGAAGGCAGATAGTAATAGAGCCGACGTTCAAGGATTCGTGTGAAGCTGCGAAAGTCTTGGTTCAGTTGAAGAAGATGCAGGACAAGCAGGTTCCTGTTGAGCAGAGAAGCAGGGCGATTTCAAAAAGAGTCGATGACATAGTGGCTTCGATACAGATGGGGATAGAAGATGACGAGGCTTGAGAGGATAAAAAGACAGATAAGTTACCACAAGAAGGTAGAGAAGGCTTGGAAGTCTGCGAAAGAGATCGGAGAAGAAGTTGAATTTCTGAGGAAGATGATTCTAAGCGATGTCTATTTCCTTTTATATTATATATTGGAAAGAAGAGATTTGTGCTTCGAAGAGTGGTGGGAAAATGATACCAAAGACGTCAACGGCGAACAGGTAAAACTCGGTGAAGGTGATGAACTGGTAAAGGACAATTTGGGCAATATAATCGAGGACCCCAAAAAAGGTAGACGTTGGAGATATTACAGACCTTTTCTTTTCGAAAGATGCCAGGAAGTACAGGCCGAGCCTGACGGATATCTTGATATCTGGGCGAGAGACCACTACAAGAGTACGATCATAACTTTCGCGATGACGATACAGGAGATTCTCAAAAATCCTGAGATAACGATCTGTATCTATTCCTATAATGTAAGTACTGCCCAAAAGATGTTGGTTCAGATAAAAAATGCTTTACAGGGAAATCAGATACTTCTTTTGTGTTTTCCTGAGATTCTGTTTACAAATACCAATGTTTCCACTTGGAAGGATGAATTCGGCAACTCTCATAAGATGGAGTGGAGCAATGACGGATTCAACGTAAAGAGAAAAGGAAATCCGAAAGAGCATACTCTTGAGTGTTCAGGGTTAGTAACTGGTCAGAAAACAGGAGGACACTATAATCTTCTTATCTATGATGATACTGTCACACCTGAGTCAGTCGCCACAAAAAGTCAGATAGAAAAAACTACTTCACAGTTCGAAATGTCTCTGAATACCGGAAGTACTGCGAATATGAGAATCAGAATGATCGGTACAAGATATGCTTTGGGTGATACCTATCAGAAGATTCTCAAAGACGGAACAGTAAAGTTAAGGAAGTATCCTTGTGTCGATGAAGATGGGAATTCAGTTCTGTATTCGAAACCGGTCTTGGATTGGAAACTCTCGAGGATGCATGGAACAGTTGTCGCAACTCAGATGTATTGCGACCCTCAGGCGAACAGCGCGTTCAATTTCCTTATGGACTGGATTCCAAGCAGAATAAGTTATTCTGAGATAAATCTTGATTCGTGGAACTGGTATATAATCGTCGACCCAGCACAGAAAGTTTCAGATGATGCTGATAATACTATCATGTGGGCCGTAGGTGTAAGCGGAAGAGGAGACGATAAGACTTATTTATGGGCTGATCTGATAAGGGATAAGTTAAGCCTCGAAGGAAAACAGAAAGCTTTATTTGATATGGTTTCAAGGTTCACCAATTCAAGAAAACGTCCGACAGTTTTCTACGAACGAGTTTCTATGCAGTCAGATATCCAGCACTACCAGTATGTAATGAATCAGACAGGATACGTTTTCGATATCCTGGAGGCATCAGGAAAACCGAAACTCAATTACGGAACGACCGCATCAGGTAATAACCTTAAATATAAGGACCTGAGAATCTCCGCTCTTCAGCCGACTCTGAAACAGGGCAGACACAGATTCGTAAACGAAGCGATTCATGAGAACTGGAAAGGCGAAAAAGAGGATATGCTCAAGACTTTCTTCGAGGAAGAATATCTGAAGTATCCTTTCGGAGAACACGATGACGGACTGGATGCAATGTGCAGAAGTGTAGATTTGGACGTAGGTGTTCAGCTTGTAGGGATAGATTTCAATGATCTGAGGCGGAAAAAAGAAGCGAAAAAGACTAATTCTATCAATTATTTTTCGAAGGAAGTCTATCAGCCTTATAGAATAATGTTGACAGAGTAAGTTCTACGAATTATGCTAACACTAGGTATAGTGTTTCACGTGAAACATGAACACTATATTTAGGGGCATTAAATGAAGAACGAAAGTCTTGTAACTCAGTTATTGAGAAGATACAACAACCTCAAGAACATCAGAAGGCGCAATGAGGAGCAGCGCTGGATGGCTATGGCGATAACGAACCACCGCACCAAGTCAGCCTCCCTGTCAGACTCACCTGTTCCCGAGATAGTAAGACACTCCAATGTTCCTCAGAACGCAGTTGATGACTTCGTGAATTATTTCGTCGGTAATTTGGTGTCCCCGAACATTCCTTGGCTCGGCATGGCTTATGAAGCGAACGACCTTACTCCTCAGGACGATATCGCGGGAGCGAACGATTACATGGGCGCCCTCAAAAACAGGGTCATGTCTGAATTCGGAAGTACAAACTTCTATCCAGAGCATAAGCTTGCCGTCAAGGACAGGATCATCGGAGCGTGTTCCGCAATCATGGTGCGTTCGAGTGCGTCTCCTGATTCCACCGTGGAAGAAAAAAGAAAAGCCAAGACAGTATTTACTACGCTGACCCCTTGGGAATACTGGGTCGATACCAACCAGTTCGGTGAGTACGATACGCTTTTCTACAAAAAGAACATGAACGTATCTCAGGCGTATGAGATGTTCGGTGAAAAACTTCCGAAGTGGATGAAGGACATTCTAATCAAAGGCGACCCTTTCGAATCGTGGCATGACTTTCTGCTCTGTATCTATCCGAGGAAGAAACTCTACGCAAAAAGGACTATCTTTGCCAAAGAAAAAACGTATGCAGTTGTGTGGATGTATCTTGCCGGAACTACAGAAGGAAAGACAAATGAAGGTCCGTCTCAGATAATCTCAGAGTCTGGAAGTGATTACTTCCCTGTCGCCATAGACTGTTGGGATAAGGACGGAGACAATCCAATCGGAACGTCACCTGTTTTGCGGAACATGGAATCCCTGATAAGGATGGATAGTCTCGAGTATGAGACGATGCTGGCGGTTCAGAAGATGAACCATCCTGCCGTGTCAGGAGTTCAGCAGTCTCTCGAGACTTTCTCTGATGATCCTGGAGCAAGGAATGTTGTCGCTTCGCCTGAGCTTGAAGTAAAGCCATTCCCAATCACTCAGACTATCGAAGGTGCTATGGCGCTTCAGGACAATCAGGAGAAGGCGATTCAGAAGATGTTCAACAATGACATCTTCAATTACCTTTCAAAACAGGAACTTTCCAAAGTTTATACCGCAACTCAGGTCAATGCTGTGAAAGCCGAACAGTTGTCTCTCCTTGCGGCGGTTTTCGGAAACTTCCAGTCCAGTATAGAGAAACTTGTAATGCTTACTATGCTCACTATGAGCGAGGATGGCAGACTTCCTGAGGGGGCCGCCTCTGTTCTTAAAGGAGACGGGAAACTCAAGGTAACTATCGAGTCTACTCTTGCACAGGAACTGAGGGCCTATACAAACAGGGATGCGAATATCGCTCTTCTTGAACAGTGCATGACGTTCATGAACCTTCAGCAAAATGATGCACTGATAAATTATGACTTCGATGAGATTGCAAGAGGCATCGCAATCGGTCTTGGAGTAGATCACAAGGTAATCAAAGACAAGCAACTTGTCAAAGAGCAGAAAGAAGCAATCGCACAGGCGCAGCAGCAGCAACTGGCTTTGGAGAATCAGGTCAAACAGTCAGAGATTAACCGAAATAACGCAGGTGCGTCGAATCTAAACAATGCAA